AATAACTGTTGTTAATCAAAACACCCCTACTACTCAAGGTGGTCCTGGAAAACCACCTAATACTAGAGTACCAACAATATTAAATACCAGACCATTAACATACAATTTAAGCAATACTGATCCGTACTATGGTTATTATATTTTACCACCAGTGGCCCCGTCACAATCAGCATTTATGGGAAACTTTCAAAGTGGTGAATACTTTGCATTTAAAATTATAGGATATGACTTTGATGGTAATCCTATAACTTATGCATTCTCTGGTTTGCCCAGTGAATTGACCGGGGATACTCAAACTGGATGGATTACAGGTACACCTGCATTGGCAAGTAATGGTGTAAGTAGCTATAACTTTAGCGTAGGTGTTTATAAATCAAATAGCCCCTCATATATAAGTCCCTTCTTCAACTTTACTTATAATTTACGAAAAGGTATTACTGGTAATGTTGTATGGGATAGTAACACTGACTTAGGTCAAATATTTAACGGAACTATTAGTACATTGTTTGTTAAAGCAACAAGTGACGTTGTTTTAAGTTATAGATTAATAAATGATACAGTACTACCACCTAACCTAACTCTTTCTAGTAATGGACAAATTACAGGTAGAGTGGCCGATCAACCTACAAATGAATTACTAGAACAAGGTGCAACAACTGCATTCTCTTTCACTGTGCAAGCCTATTCAACTGAATACCCAGCTGTGGAATCAAGTAAGTCATTCACAATAACTGTTTTACAAGAATTCAGTCAACCAACTGATACATTATATATTCAAGCAACACCCTCTATTAATGATAGACAGATACTAGCATCATTATTAAATAATGATTCATTAATACCACCTGAAAGTTTATACAGAGAAAATGACCAATACTTTGGCAAGGCAACAAGTGTTATATATGAACATGCATATGGAATATATGCCAGTGATATACAAGAATATTTAGTAGCTGTCACACAAAATCACTATTGGAGAAATATTACTTTAGGTGAACTTAAAACTGCTGTAGCAAAAAATAGTGCAGGTGACATAATTTATGAAGTTGTATACAGTGAGGTCATTGACAATTTAGTTAATCCATCAGGTGTAAGTATTCAACAACAAATATATTGGCCAAGACCAATTGACTTAGGATTAGGTCCATGGTACACAAGCATAACCGATATATACACAAGTTATAATAAAGACTTGCCACCAGGCTATTACACAAGCAGAACACCGGGATATGCAAGAAGGTTATATCCAAATAGCTTGTACAATATGCGTAATCGTGTAGGACAAGTTGTAGGACAAGTATTCAATAGTACACTGTTACCATTATGGATGACTAGTCAACAAAGTAATGGTAGTACTTTGGGATATACTCAAGCTTGGGTTATATGTTACACTAAACCAGGATTTGCTGATATCATCAAAACTAATATAGAAAATAATTGGGATTACACACTAAATTTAATTAATTTCCAAATTGATAGATTTAGTGTGGATAAGAGTGCTACTTACAACTATAATAACGCAACAATACCACCAAGTTGGGATGATTTGCCGAGTGCGACCCCTACGCCTGACCCATTAAATAGCGAAGATTTTTACGTTTTATTCCCGAGAAAAACTATTTTGCCGAATAAAACTCAATACTAAATACTAGACGGAAAACTAATATGAGTCAAATAAACACAAATGGAATAAATGTAAATTATCCTGTACCCGGAGTTAATAATAACAGCCAAGGGTTCAGAGATAACTTTGCCACAATAAGAACTAATCTTAATACAGCTAGTACTGAAATTACAGATTTGCAAAATAATGTCGTGGTTAAATCCGCATTAGCAAATACAGTTGTAAACAATAACATGGCTAACACATTGATTAGCAATGCACTAACCCGTAGTTTCCGTGCTAGTACATATAATTTAGGCAATAACATCTCTAATACCGTTGTTATCAATGCTAGTTTAGGTGATGTACAATATGGTAGTATTTCTGGCAACACAACACTTCAATTTGCAGGATGGGCGCCAAGCGGCACACAAAGTAATGTACAACTAATACTCAATATTTCAAATAGTCAATCGGTTATTTCATTCCCATCACAAGTATCAATGACAGGTACTTATGGTGTAGAAACATTGGAAAACTTTGCTAATGTAGCTAACGTACCCACAGTTACTATACCGTATGGTGTTAATCAACTAGAATATAGATTGAGTACAACAGATTGCGGTAACAATATTACAATTGAACCATATAATAGACCTAGAATTTCTACACAAGTACAACAACGTACACCTGCCCCAACTGGCTTTCAAGGTGATGTTGCCGGTGACATAGCAGTAAATGCTAATTATGTATATGTATGTACGGGGTCATTTAGTTCAACCACAGTGGTTAAATCTATTACTGCAACTTACGCAGGTAATTTAATAAATTGTGGTTCTAATACAAGTTTAGTACAAAATGCACCTATTATATTTACTGGCAACACTTGGGGAAATATTGTTGCTAATACTGTTTATTATATTAAATCAATTCCAGATAGTTCTAATATAACAATTTCAGCAACTGGATTTGATGGTACAGCCGGTTCAACATTTGCAATTAATGCAGGTACGGGCAACATGGTAGGAACTAGCTACAACGGGAATGCTATATGGAAAAGTATTGCATTAGCTGGCGCATCTAGTGCTGACCAAACTATCAGTGGTAATTTAACTGTTGGTGGATTCTTAGCAGTAAGTTCTAATGATAGTGTCATTGCTGCCGGCACAGTACAAGCAAATGCTACATTATTAACAAATAATATTAATATAGTAACTACTGTTCCTGTTAACTCTGGTGTAAAATTACCTGTTGCTGTAGCTGGATATCGTATAATCATACGAAACAATACAGCAAATACCTTACGTGTATATCCAAATACAGGTGCTAACATTAATGGTGGAACAAGTAACGTATCAGTAACACTGGGTAACTCAGCGGCAGTAGAATATTTCTGTTCTACTAGCGCAGCCTCTAACGTAGGTGGAATTTGGTATACCCTTAATTCTACATACGCATAAAAATTTCAACACGTTATTACTAGATAAATATTTGAATGGAACATCCGTTCATTACATCACTGTCTGATAAGTCGCTTGAAGACCTTCAAACGTCTATTTCGGATTTAACTAAAAAACTTAACTTTGCATACTCAATGCAAAATGGACCCATGATTCATCAGCTTTGCATGGTCTTAGATAGTTATAAAAAAGAATATGGCATCAAAATGGATGCTATAATGAAAAAACAAAACATTCAATCATCTATCAGTGTAGAAAAAGAGGGTAAAAAATGACCGCTAGAATTAAACGAGAATTTAATTTCATCGCTGGAATATGGTTACATGATGAGTATCAAATTGGAATGTATTCCTTTACAATGTTTGTTGATATACTAACTGAAGAACCATATGAACAAACTATTGCACTTGAAAGAATGAAATACTTTGTTGATGAATGTATTACCAATTCAGTTTTTATTCAATCTACTGAGAAAAAAGTTATAGATACTTTTACTAATTTGGGAATGAAGGTATGTGTGCTTCCAGTTGAACCATATGACCAAGCATTAGCAATTCCATTATTACTAAAAATGAATGCTATTACTGAAGGTAAATTTAACATTACACATATGTCATTTAAATCTCAATTAAGTGATGATGTTGAATATTTAGTAGACATTGAAGATGATTTTGAACCATATAATGACAAAACTAGTTGGTGGAATGATAGTGGTTCAAACATTTCAAATAACAAAAAAACAAACAAAAAAGATAAGATTGTCAAATTACATAAAGACAATGAATGGGCTGAATTAGATTTGGGTTGGAAACACTTATGTAAACCCGAAGCAACTGAAATTATTTTTACATTAGATACGGTAAAATAAGTATCCAAATATATTGTTTTCATATCTGTTTTGTGTTACAATAGGTACATGAAATCAGATATTTACGGTCAATCTATTTTTACTGAGTCAGACTTGTGTTTGTTATATCTACAAGACCCGTTACGTACAATAAAATATGCTTTTGTAGAGAAAGCTATTAACTTTAATGATGTATTGCAATTGGAAAATATACCCAAACTTATTGAGTATGTTGACCCAAAAGTATCAGTAGAGGAATTTGATAACACTAATCAATCATCTTGGCACTTGCCACCTGAATATTTAAATATGGACATTGCTAAGTATGTACTAGACAAGTGTACTACTGAAGCAGAATTACAAAGAGCAGGTGAAGAGTTAATTAAGTTCCAAGACCGTGATATGTTTATTCTATTAAAGTATCTTAAGTATTTGGTTGACACTATGCGTAAACATAATATTGTTTGGGGTGTAGGTCGAGGTAGTAGTGTAGCAAGTTTTGTATTGTTTTTACTTGAGATACATCGTATAAATAGTTTGTACTATGATTTGTCAATAGATGAGTTTTTAAAATAAGGAGACCAAAATGAAAAATTATAAATCCGCAATGGGAAAATCAGTAGATATGGGAGCACTGGCTGCAAGAAACGAGCATACTAGGGCAGTTGGTAATATGAGCGTTAATGCTAGAGGCGACACAATTGATTCTAGTGGTCGAGTAATTAGACCGGTTACTGATAAAGTAAATGAAGCTTATGGAAAAACTGTAGGTAATAAATCAGCACAGGTTAAAAGACCTGTTACAACTAAACCAATCCCGCATAAAGTAGAAGCAGTTCAACCAAAAGTTGAGGAACTAACTGTAGCAGAATTAGAGTTAGAAGAATCAATTGAGGATGATATTGAAGTAGAAAAAATTAAAGCCAAAGAATCAAAGAAATAATATGGAAACAAAATTAGCATTTGCACC